GCAAGGTTGAATTTGCAAACCCGCGAACTTAATAAACGCGCGGCAATTAAACTAATCACATAAGCCGAATTATAAATGCCAATTTATAGACTTACTATTAAATATTGTTCCTAATATCTAGATTAGCTCCAATTCTGCCGTCTGTTGGCCCAACAATTGAACAGCAACAAGTGACCCTGCACTATCGAAGGTAGCCCCTTGTGGAAGAGGTACATTATCGTTGGTCAAATCTAATTGATCAATATCTCTCTGATAGAGCAAAGTGAAATTTGTCGCTGGTAACTGCTGAGTACCATTAGAAAACACTATAGGGATAGTTTCTGTGCCATTCGCACCAAGCGCTAAAATACGATATCTGCCTGAGCGAAGGGGTAATTTAGTACTATAATTTCCAGATACTAATTGATAAGTAGGTTCACTATACTGTGCTAAAGTAAGTAGAGTAAAATCTAAAGTTACTGTATTAGTACGAGGAACAAGATAAGGAGGACCCACAAGCCACCCAAATGAAAAATCATCGGATGCTGCTTTATATACTTCCAATCGTGTAGATTGTAAGCTTCCAGCAGGTGGATTGTATCTCCTTAATCTATAATATACACATAAATTATCTAATAAAGGGATTTCATTTTCACCAGGGGCTTGAATTGGTCGAATAGGAGTTTGTGAATAAAAAGGAGTAGTAATTTCTAATACTGGGTTTTGATTCGTAAACACTCTATGCTGGTAACTACCAGCTGCATCAAAGTATTGTTCAAAGAAAGCTGTGTCTACACTATCGTAAGAGGTTTCTGGCGCTCCTACAGCTAAGCATGCTTCCTGAACACCACCATCCAGCGTAGTTCCATCATAGAAAGCTTTGAATCTACTACCTCCTCGGAAGAATTTATATATCCAAGAAATATAATCTACAGGGGAGATGTAGTATTGACCCAGATTATCGCCGGGAACAAAGGCATTACCGAATGTATAAGCAGGGAATGACCGTAAAAGGGTATTCGAAGGGACATTCTGTTTTGTAACTAATCCAAAGCGTCGGGTTATTTGACGCAAATTTGTAATCATTTCTCCTATGGCTAATTTACACGGGTTTATTTTGTCAGTTGGTTCCATACAAAACATTGGAGGCTTGTTTGACATATCATTAAATCCCATGTCCTGTGTGGCACCAAGTGTTTGACCTTCAAAAGATGGTACTGTTATTGAAGGTACATATCGGGTAATATCAAATACAGAAAACTGCAGGTCTTCTGCGCCAGACAGCCAAATATTAAAAATTAAATCTTGGGCAACTGTAGTAGGAGCTCGTAACTCGTTCAATACTTCAATTCTAACTACACCAGTAGAAAATGGACTATTTAACTCATCAGTAACTCCACACAACTGCCACTCCAGAATATTATTATAGGGAATTGTAAATTCAATTTCAGAAGAAGTTCTTAAATCAAAAACCCAATTATAAGCTTGATCTGCCGAATCTATAGAAGAATCGGTAGCTGCTGGAATGTAAATAATTCTAAGTCTACCTGAATGGTATGCAGTCTTAGCTGCTTGAATTTTGTACTTGATACCACCACGCCAATAGCGTGCCATGGAAGCAATATAAGCTGTTATGGTAGGTTCATACTCAGCATTCCCAAATCTACACCAACCTGGGGTAACAGGGAATGAGAACAATTCACTACCAATAGCAGAATTGGTATCCATTGCAAATCTATCGACTAAACACTTATGTGCCACTATCCAGGGAATAGCCATTTCATCAACGTTTGAACCAAAAACATCTCCACGCAATTCAATACTGTTCTCATGTGAAGTAGATAATATTACTCCCGAGTCTGTACCTGTAGCATGAGTGTAACCCCACCCCGGTACATTCTCGTACTTTTGAAGATTAGATTGGTCCAAAGGTTTAGAAAATCCGAAAAACTCCGCAACTCCAGCTAATTGTTTGGAGACCCAAGCAACAGGTCCTGCAACATCAGCCAGAAGAGGAACAGCAGTTAATGCTGATCCTACATCTGAAATCGTATGCAAGGTGGATGATATTATTCCACCACTCTTTTGCTCACTTTCTCCAGCCACTTGGCCTTCAAAATTAGACAAACGTTTATCGACTTTAGCCAACACTTTGTCTCCATGAAGCTTATGAGTATCACGAAGTTTCTTAATTGTTTGAGAAATACTCGTTAAAGTATTCTCCTTCCCTGTAGGTAAGTCAACCGAGATATTAGTAAACCAGGCGTAAACAGTATAGGAACAATTACCATCACGTAATTGATTTAATACTCTTAAGTAAAAAGTTCCTATATTGCCGATCTTATCAGTCAAACGATAAGACGAGTAAGGAGCTACGTATGGAATACATAAATCAGTTGTATTACCCACAGAGGCATCACTAATTGTATGAGGATAGGCTGTATAAGATGATGGGAATTGAGTAGCAACAATTCTATCTCCTGTATATTCGACAAAAGGTGTGAAATTTCCTATCAATTTTCCTAACTGAAATGGATTTGCATTATTAATAATACGAATACATACATCTGCTCGGAAAAATGCGAAGTAATTTAATTTCTCCACTATATTTGGAGAAGCATCAAACAACGCTTGTGGGAAAGATAATGTTTCTAAAGTCGAATTATTAGGATTAGTATCTGACCACTCGCCAGAAGCTACCTTAACAGGTCTTGAAAGAACATCAATGAGAGTGTGTACACGTGATTCCATGGAATCAGCTATTACACTTGATTGAGGCTCCTTCAGATGTGGTAAACTAGCTGCCTGATTACTCGCATCATCTATAAAGCCAGTAATTTGTTGAACATGAGTGGATGGCCCAGTATCTGAAGTAGCTTCTGTCATAGTGGGCGATCCCATCGTGTTCGTAGTTTCCTTATTAACTAAATTATCATCATTTTTAAAACTAGTTGAAGCAGGTCAATTGTTTTACTTCCTATGAATATAAGCAACCTAACCTATATACAGAAGGGCGTTATGCAGGGCTTTTATTTAAAGACGCGCCATTGCATAATCGAGCTAAATAGCCCTCGTCTTTCTTCGTGGATTCAGGATTTGCTGCTCTATTCTCGAACGCCATTGAACAAGAGCCCCATTCCACTAATATCGTCTGAGATCCCTATCCTTGTAATCAATATAATGAAACAAGGGTGGAGGGTAATCCAAATAACGGTGACACAACTTGTCGATTTTAGTAGCCCACTCATTGAAGATTTCTCTTCCATGAATAGCTAATTCTCCATAACATTGTTCAACTGTAGTTGAACAACGCGTTGAGTCATCATAATCCGTCTTAACCCACATAGGCATCTCTAAGACTACATCCAAATCCAAAGGTCCTACATACCGGCACAAAAGATCATCCATTTTAAAACCTCTCTTAAGAAAACTTAAGTTCTCCAGAGAAGTACTATAAATAAGATTTCCACTCTTTTGTTCGTCGGTATAAGTCATGCCAATAGTCTTGAATGCGTCCGCAATCGTTACTTGATTGAACTGATCAATAAGCGATGGATGAACTGAAAGCACAGAATCATCTCCAAAGAATGCACAACGTACATTCCGCGCAAATTTACTGAGATCTAAATTAGTAACAAGAACGAACACAATTCTAAATCCAAATTTATTATATAGGGTGTTCAGAACAGTCGTGAAGGCGTTTCCAGAAGGTTGCGCATGAGTACAACAGTACACATAAGCTACCTTCACTCCTTTATGCTCCATCACAACTACATGAACAGCGTTTACAATACATGAAAATAAAACTGATCGTATACGACAGTCCTCCTCTACTTCCTCCAAAGTGTCATCAGAAGCTCCTGCCCTATACCAATCATTTACTATATCTAAAATAGCCCACAAGATCTGGGGATGCAACGAACCATCAAAGTTCGAAAAATCCCCAGCAAACATACAATCTCCAACCTCACGCAAATAGCGTGCAAGCATATGCCAATCCGAACTGTAAGGATTAATCCCTACATTAGATTCATTGAAGATTTTCGCTTTCATCATGTGGGCTATAAATGCTAAAAAATACTGTCTAAATACTATAATATAATCCATCGGTCCTGCATTGAATACACGAGTCTTACCTTGATTTACTTTTTCTATGGGTCGTCTCTCATCTTTCAGAGTATCAATCCACAGAGCTGGCAAACGAATTCCACGTTTTGCACATTCAATCCGTTCTTCAATTCGCTTCTTCAAATCAGGATCATCTACAATATAATTTTGATCATTTCCTAACCAACGGGTTTTTCCACGTTTACCTTGTTTCTTAAATATCCATGGATAGCCCGGAGATGTTTTACGATTAATAGGTCTAATATATTCATCATCTTCTAAGCCTTGTATAGCCTCACTCAAAGAGTACACACGTCTTTCGACATCTGAAACTCCAAGAGAGGACTGTACCGCTTGTTTAACTCGTTCAATTAAAATGGGATCAATAGGTAAGGGTGTAATACCATTCTTTTTAATTCCTTTCAATTTTGGGTTAATTTCTTCTCCATCTTCATTTATAAATGGAGTCAGGCGGGCAGGCTTAGTTTTTGGGGAAATAATTTTGTCGTACAGTTTAGAAGGTCTAAGAGAAGTTCTAACGGCGGACGGGGGAATGCGACTTAACAAACCAATTGGCAAAAAGTCACCTTCCAAAGTTGGTATATCACTATTAAAGGTCGTATCTTCAATTGAATTAAAAGAAATTTGTCCTTCAAATGTAAAAGCTTCAAAAGCTCTCTCCAACATGCCTTGCGTCACCATCTGAGCTGCTCCCAAACCCTCATTTGTCCCTCGTTTCGAACCGGCCACATGTATACCAAGAATTTTCCGTACCAACTTGGGATTGAAAGCAACTAAAATTGCTCCACAATCTCCGTTGGTAGTTTCTGCTCGATACGTGTATCCGTGTCTCAACATATAGTCATTCTGCTTAGAACCCTTAATCTCATATTTCAATTCTTCCTGAGCTTGCACTCGCGGAAGTTGAAGCAGATCAGGGCATGCCATTAAATTTCCTTGAAATGGAATACATTTCATAGACAAAAGACATGCTTTCACTACATTGAATGACTGTATGTCTTCGACTGTCTGAAAATGAGGAAGCAAATTTGCATGCTGCACGACATTATTTGGGAACTCAATTGCTACTGCATCAACGGGTAGATTAGATGAAGTAGTTAAGCGTTGAAATTTACATTGAGAAAGAGAGAATTGGATACCATAAGTAGAACGAGAAAGACCAATAAGCTTACACTGTTCCTTTAAAAAAGGAATACAATGAGCAATGGTCAAACCTATCCTACCTTTCACAAATAAAACATTATTCATGCGTAACCATTCTTTCTTCTCAGGATCATAGGTAAATAAAACGTAAGTATTTAATTTAACTTTAGAAGTAATTTCCTGTGCGTTTTGATCAGCAGAAGCTTGTGCTTCTGGCAAAACAGGGACGTCCCAATCAGAAGTTACTGATTGGAAATCATCGTCCTCGAGTTGTTTAGCTTCAGATACAAATTTACGTACAGGCAATCGTTCTAATTCCACGGTTTCACACGTTAAATTTTCAGTTCTAAATACAGGTCGGGGTCTTTGCTCCAATTCCTTGGTTTCAGTACGAAAAACCTGTCGCGGTCGTTGTTCAAGTTCCCTGGTTTCATCAACCAAGGGAACTTGTTCAACTGCCGTCGACAAATCTTCGTCCGAAACTATACCAAAGAATCTATTGAGCTTATGACTCCATGAATCTTTATCCAGTGATTTGGCTGCCTCAATTCCTTCATCTATCTTTGCATTGACACTCTTATTATAGTAAGAGGTAAAATAGAAAGACATAGCAATTGAGGCAATACCCAAACCGGATAATAAAAGGGTATGCCAGGTATTTGATAATAATGATCGCCAGAAAGTTACAACAGTATTTCGAAAAGATCTAAATTTCTTTTTGAAATACTCCTGCACCTCATTCACTACTTGCCTAAAACGAGCAGTAGTAAATGTGGGTTCACTGACAATCTCGTTTAACATATTCATATAATCTTGGGTAACACAAATTTCATTTATTAAGTCTACTCGATTTGTTACGCAATATACGTCTGCTGATACTACAAATTCTTCATAAGTAGTTACACTTTTAGCAACTTCAATTAAATCATTGTAAATTTTAACAGGCAAATATTGACGTACTTGTGCATCATCGTAATTATCATCATTTAATTTAGCCCAAATAGTAGGATAAAGTGCTTGGTCAATTTGAATAACCAAATCTCTATCTGCTACCTGAGCTTCTAAATCTAAGTTATTAGGAATAGCATTATTGCGTGAGATTCGGATGGCTCGTTCTTGCAAACAAGCAATACGATCTACACTTCGTTTATAACATTGTTTATATTTATTAACTATAATTTTGGAAAATTCAGAATAAGGGATAGGTTTAGTATTTAATTCATTTTTGTTATGAGGATCTTGCATAATAAACTCATAAATATCTTCATCGAGAGCATATTTAACTTTCGATTGGTCTATTTGCTTCGTATGGGGTACAAGATACTCAGGTTTCACTTGAACTTTAGCCTGTACGTCTATACGTCGACGGAAAGCATCAGAACAAGTGAGTGATTCCATTACATAAAAACGTTTATTTGAAGTCAAAATACAAGCACGAGAAACAAATCTCGTTCGAGCTTTTTCATCCAAATGTGCCATATGCAATGGCCAGGGTGCAATATTCTGTGATCTAATTAGTTCCATAAATTCAGGATTCCGGTTGTTAGTGGTATCTCGCAATTGTCCAAAATCATCATAAACTGTAACCAATTGACCATGATAGTTATCCCAAAATTCTTGTTCAACGTTACGAAAATATACCTCATCATGAGAACGATGAGCTAAATTTTCAACGTTGCACAAGTCTTGAGCAACTAAGAAAGTTAGTCCAGATTTACCCACACCAGAATCACCATATAAATGTATACAAACAGGTTCAGTCCTAGGCTCACTCATACGTGCGCCTTGTCCAATAACCTTATCATATAATTTAGTCATGGCTATCCAATGTGTTGTAAAGGGTTGTCGCAAGATATTTGAAATCTTAAATTTACTAATACGTTCAGAAAACTCTAAACCTTTCTTATACAATTCTTCAATTTTCCTACATGTTTCAAAATCTATAGGAATTTTGTCTTGGGTATCTAAAGTTAAATACTCGCCTACGTCCACGTACCATTGTTCCAAATCATTCAAAAAAACATCTAATTCTGTTTCTCCAGGTGGAACACCGTACATGAAAGTATAACAAGTTTTATAAATATAATCAAAGAGTTCTTGAAATTGTTCTGTAATAGAATTATATCCACTACATGCCTTTCCCAAAGAACTCATACGAAAAAGTATTTTATCAATTAATTTTTGTCCAGGAAGCATAGATGTACCTGCAACAGTACAAATACACGTCATCATCATTGCAATTGGTCGAAGGTTGTCTTGTAAGCCAGCTTGTCCTCTCCATGGAGAGATACAGTTGGCCATAATAAAATCAACGGCACGAGCAACAATGCGTCCAGTTACATTTAAGCTAAGGAAAAAGTCAGTAAGAGTAGCAGCAACTATTAATGGATTATCTCGGGAAGCAAGAATAGTAAAAATCTTACATCCCATTGATAGAACTGATTGTTTGTTCTCAGTGGCGACTTTAAGGTCGCCTAATGCTTGTTGAAGCAATTCCATCAGTCCATTATCTAGTTGCACAGTATGATTAACAGGTATTCCAAATTGGGCTTCAAAATCATTGGACGTTGGAGGAAGATTGTCATCCAAAAATTCATCAGTCCAAACAAATGGAAGTAGAGGCTTAAGAAAATCACTCTTAAGTTCTCGTACATTAAATTTACATCCATCCCAGGTATAAGGCAAAAACCACCACATAGTCATTCTAGCACTTCTATCCAAAATAAGATTAAAGTGAATAGCTGACCAGCGGATATAAAGGTTTATAGCCTCAGAACCAGGGGTCGATAAATCAATCATAGCAGGTAGAATATCAAAATCAGAATCAACAATTTCTCCTCGCAAGACTTGTCCGAATCTACGTAAATCAAATTCAAGAGTATCTAGAAATAAAGTATAAGCTTTATCTTCAGGATGAAACTCAAAAAGTCTAGAGTGGGTCATAGGTATTCGAACAGGTGGTCGAGGAAAAAGAGGCGAAGAAAACAGAGATACGACATCCCCTAAATCACTTATTTCGGGGTATATCGGCTCAGTAATCGTTTGCGCCATCTCTTGAGCTTTCGAGAAAGACTCGAAATTGAAAATCTAAAATTGTTTAAACTAAAATTACAATAAACTATATTAATGGTTAAAACTAAAATAAAATAAAATCGCAAGTAAATAATATGAAAAATTAGGAAATATATCCAAGTGAACTACTTGTAAGTGAACTGCAAGGTACTTCTAATGTCAACCTCAGAAGACAAATTTCGCTATACAATCCAAATGTCAAAATAATCCACGCTTGAATATACTCGTCACTTTTCACTGTTGGCAGAGTCTTGTTCTCTTACTCCAACAGCTACACAATGTCGCTGTAGTACTAGTCACCTTAT